TCAGATTTTCTACTAAGCTTATCACTCATCGCTCCCATTATAAGAACATGACCAGTATCAGGCGGTTTAACTTCAATCTCTCCCTCAATATCAGGATATGTTATATACCTTGACTGAGGCATCAATACTCCGAGGTCAATTACATCCGCCATAGTTAACTAAATTTTAACTTGATATTACGATACTGCTGCAGAACCAATGTGTCCAAGTCGTCTACCAGAACTGTATGACTCATCAACTAGAGCTTGCATTGTTACTTCAATGACTTTTTGCTCATCGTTCTTTAGTACAACCTCAATGCTCTCAACAGATACAGCCTTGTAGATAGTAATATCTTCACTTGTATCAGTATCTTCAAGCCTTGTAGGGTGTAGCATTAGCAACTTAGCTTGCGCTCTTAGGCTTTGACCAGCGTCAGCACCTAGGTCAACTCTTGAGAATGTTGAGCTTTGTGAGCTAGTCTCAGGAATAGCTACATCCCAGTTAACCCAATCTGTCTCAGCCATTTGGAATGTTACTTGTAGGTTCTGCCCTGTTAATACACGATCAACAGCAGTAGTCCCGTACTGATCAACCATTACATCTGTGAACTCACGCTCGTATGTAAATGTAACTCCATCAAGGGTGTGTCCTAATGTTTGCCCACCAAAGATAATTCGTTGTGGTCCAGCTACTTTAACCTTTGCTATGTTTCCAATATTTCCTGCCATCTATGTTTTTCTCCTTATGAAATGCTATTTAAATTTCTACACATAAATTGTACACTAAGGCGCAAGAGTTTACCATTTTCTTGATCACGATCAAAATCCTGGACTCCTGACAACGCCTCACTAAAGAATATGTGCCAATTAGAGGTATCGTAATGATACTTCCTATGGAACATATTATAAGCTTGCCTCATCTTAGCCATTGCTTCTCCTGTGTAAGGTGATCTGTACCAAATATCTATGACTTGGTACTCGTGATCTATGTATTTCTCAGGCGCTGGGCTAGGAGATGAGACTATAAAGAAGCCTTTCTCAACTCCTTGAGGTAGCTCACCAGCAAATAGATCAGTTGCTACAGTACCTAAACCCATTGTTTGCATCAAGGCTGGTAGCTCTGTTACTAAGTCTGCGTATAAAGGGTTCATATCTTTGCACTCCTTGAGGCTTCTCTTATGTATGATTCTTTCTTAGATTCTACTTTATCAATGGCGTTTTTGAACCAGCCTTTGCCAGTACCAGAGGTGGTGTAGTTAGTGAATGGTCTTGATCCTCGCCTTATACCTAGCTCTTGAACAGCGGAGTATTCAGCGTTTGATTCGACTCTATAACCATTAGTTGTTCTCTTATGCTGAACTAAAGACTTTAAGTTACCAGTCTTGATAGGAGTCCTACCTGTTTTTATTAGTATCTCTATGTCCTGAGCCATATGAGCTGTAGCCATCTCTTTAAAATCTCTATTCTTAGAGTTAAATTTAGTTCTGTTTGATACGAATCTAGCCTTACTCATCTAACTAACCTGCCTCGTCTTAGATACTTCACACTTATAAAACTTGATTGTGTTAGTTCTTAATCTATCTCTAGCAACAATGACTCTCTCTACCCTGTAGAACTGAGAATTAACACTAAATATATCGGCTTTGTTAATAACTACACTAGGACCGAACCATAACAGCCCATCTATATTAACTTCCTCTCTATTAGAGTTGCCTCGGCTTAAATCGGATATATCCCTATATAAACAAGCCATTGTAGTAGTAGCACCGAAAACATCATCGCCATACTGGTTTCGTGTTGTAGCATACTTTGTAGCTTGCTGGGTTAACTTTGGTACTAAGTTGATACTCATTACTACTTTTATATTAAAAGCTCTCTACGGCTCTCTAAAATGCCTTTAACGACTGCATCTGACATAGCACTAGATGATATAGATGAACTATCCCCATACTCTACAGAGTAGCCCTCAATAGATTCTTTCTTAATGCCCTCACTATTAGATGAGTCAGCAGAGCTTGCGTTAACTAAACCTGAGCAGATACGGGTAGCCATAATCTGTATATCCTCTGGTACTCCGTCATCGTACTCTGAGAACTTTGCTGTGATCTTTAGCCTACCAGTAGTAAAGTCTGCAACTGGCATTATAGAAGCGTTAAGAGAATATGGGTAGAATCCCCTACCCCTGAAACGTATAGCAGTCTTAACATTGCTATTGACAGGCTCAAGGAGGTAGTCAGTGCCTGTTGTATAAGTGGCTACATTGTCATTCTCCCAATCTACACTCTCTACAGCTGTTACATCAGTGCAGGAATCAATATCAATTAATGGTCCGTTACCATCAAAGTATCTATCGGTAGCGCTCTCTTGCTCAATGAAAGTAGTATTAAGAGTTCTGTCTATCCAAGTGTCTACTGCTGGTATCAGAGTTGTTAGGAGTGTTTCTTCCTCTGTGGTCAGTACCCTTTGTAATTGGCTTGCTATTAGCGTTGTGTTTGTGTACATATTCTTCTATTATAATACCGCATTCTATGCATTGTTTATACCCTTTATGTGAATTTGCAAAGGCGTGAGTCCTGTATTGCGACCAGTAAGGACATTTTACAAACTGAGGTCTTAATATAGCTGAGTTGTGTATTTCCACCTTGCCTATCATGGTTACGATTATACACCAAAAGAAAACCCCCATTTATGGGGGCTTAATCTTAACCTTAGGTTGGTTAGTCTATACTTGACAAATCATCACGAAACTGTCCCAGTACCTAAGATAACGAAGCGACCTGCAACACCAGCTGGAAGTACTCCGAGGAATCTTGCGACTGCTCGTAATGCCTTACCATCTTGTGTGATTAGGTTGAAGTCCGTACCACCAGCGTCTTTAACAACACCAGCATTAAACACTTCCATAACTAGTCCGTTCTTTATGTAAAGCTTGTAGTTACTCAAGTCTCCATAAACAGCGAATGCATCGTTTGATCCAACTTCCGTACTCTTAGGTAGAACTCTAGTAAATCTTACTGGAGTACCCCAAGGAGTAGTTGGGTTGACCGCACTAAAGTTAAAGTTAGTGTTGATGCTACCAGCTAGGTAGTGGTCGTTAGTAGTTCCCTTAGTCATGAGGAGTCTAAAGTAAGTCTCTTTTCTCATGTACCAAGCGGCGTTAGATGTATCCATATCATCTTCGCCTTTGCCCTCTGCAGTAAGCAAGTCATCCCAAGTGATAGTAGTACCAGCACCAGATACAGGCTCTGTAATAACACCAGAAGTGTTAGTAATACCAGTAGTAGCATTAGTAAATACTGTCTCATCAAGTTTCTTTGCGTATGCACGAGATACTTCTTTACGAGCTGTAGCCCAGAAGTCTATAGCAGCATCTTCAGTCAACTCATCAGTTGCTGGGATGATAACTGCGTACTTTACTAGGTCAACAGTCTGTCCTGAGAATGTAAGCTTTGCACCAGTTTTAACACCAGCTTCAGCAGTAGAGTACATTTCAACACCAGATGACATTGAGACTAGACGTACAGAGTTTCCGTTAACTCGTCTAACATCGGCGTTAGCTAGGGCAACACCATAGTTAGGTAGGTTTTCGTAAACCTGAGTGTCAAAGTCAGGATCAGGAACTAGGTAACCTCCGTCAGCGTCAACAGTTTCGTTTCCATAGTTAGCCTTAGCTACGATGTTTGCATAACTGTTATATTGCTTAACAAGTCCCATGTCTCCGTTCTTGAAAGCCTGTACAGCTTTAGCAAGACGCATTTCCTTAGACTCTTTAACAATGCTCTCACTAAATAGACCATCTTCTAGTCCTTTAGCGATCTGATCATCAGTTTCAACTTCACCACCAGCTACGTTCTTCTTAGAGACTTCCTCAGTCTTTTCGATGTAATCAGCAATAGCTTTAGATACAGCTTCTGTTGTTGATTCTTTGACAACATCCTCTACAGTTTTCTTGATGTCTAATCCTTCGTTGACCTTAGCAGTAATTTCTGCAAGCTCTTTTTCGCCGAGTTCTATAGTCTCAGTCTTTTCAATTGTTTCACTCATTGTGATTTATTCCTTTTTGAGTTTGATTATGCGTATGGTTCTTTCAATTCCTTTATCTAAGTTCTTTGCGGAATCTACTAGAGCTACTTTTAAGATTCTCTTAACCTCTTGAGGTGTGGAGTCCCCTGCGGAGGATTTAGCCTTATGGCTTTCCTTGAGGGTAGCTAGAAGCCCATCTAGGGTCTTTATAGCTGAACTAACTTCATCATAAGGCATAGCATCAAGCTTGTCAACTAATGTTTCACGTTCAAACTCTTGATATTCTTTTTTAACTTCCTCAAAGCTTTTACCAGATACTTCTTCTAAGGAACGTCTAGTCATTGTAGCTTCGGCGTTAGCTGGCACTGGAACGACTGAAAACTCAACCATATCCATTTTGAGAATCTCAGTAAAGTCTTTTGACCACTCTTTAACAATTCCACCTATAGATACTGCGTTTAGGTAACCACCTTTAATAAGCTTTGATACAGTATTGGCAAAGTCATACTCCTCAGTAGCAAGTTTGAACCTAGCAATAATAGAGTTCTCACGTTTCTCTAGTGAGATAGCCTTACCAATAGGCAAGCTCTGATAGTCATGACCATACAAAACAACAGGGTTGCTCATATAGGTATCAGTGTTAACACCCATTGATACGATCTTCTCTCCATGTCTGTCTAGGTTACCTGTAGTAACTACAGTTTCTAAGATTCCATCTTCTACTTCCTTGGTTAATGCGCTATCTACTCCTAAAGTAAGAGTTACTTTCTCTCCTACTTTCCTCTCTATTACTTGATTATCCTTTTTGCTCATATACGATGTTTAAATTATATCTCTAATTGTAGCACTAATGCTTATTTCCTTACATAAAGAACGTAGTTTTAGGCTTGAAAGTGGATGCTGGGGCTTTATAGAGAGCAAACCCAGCAGATACTAAGCCAATAGTCGCAGTACCAGAACCAGCGGTACGTTGGAATCTAATGCCTACTTTCTCGTATGCGTTGACCGTTACTTGGTTTGTATTATCTTCTAGGTAAAGAGGTGAGGTAGAGGGGGTCATTACTATAGTTCCTATATCTACCGCATTTGCTCGGCTTGTAAACGTGACTTGGTTTGATCCAGCAGGAGTTAGCTCGTTCCACACAGTCAGATTCTTCATCGTATAAGTTCCAATGGCAGGTACAACACGGATAGATTCTGACGAACCGTTACCGCCACCCACCGTTGAATATAACGAAGCAGCGGTTGTAGTCTGAGAAGGTGACGAGTTCGACGAAGTACCCCAAGAGTGCATCGACATTCCAGGGATAGTCGGAACGATGTGCGATGCGATGCTGATACGGTTTGACGCAGGACTTCCCGTTGATACTGTCTCCCACCAGAAGATGTCTCCTTGCAAGAACGAAATCGGTGTAGGTGAAGTGATCGTTTGGGTGTTGCTTCCTGCCACCTGGATAGTGAAACCTGTGGAAGCAACTGCTCCTGTCGCTCGAGTACGTTTCATGAGTGTTGCTGTGAAGTCTTTTCCTGCTGTTGGTGCAGATGATACGTTCATACAAAACTTTGTGAATGAACCATCGAACGGCATGATCGACCCTGAACCTTGAACGGTTAGCATCGCGTCTTGTTGCAGATTCGAATAGTGTGTTGTTGTTGCGGTCAATACCGTCGATGATGAACCCGTGACGAGACACTGACCGTCGGTCGATGCGACTGCTTCACACGATGATTCCCATACTCCAGTACCAGCAGAACCGCTAGGTTTTACACGCCAACAGAACAAATCCCCATCTGTGTAAGATACTGAACTTACTAAGTCTGAGCCAAAGCTCTGGGTATCGTTTAAGGTAATGCTTGCAACAGCGGTTACGTTGTTATTCTTCAGTAGGTCGTAGGTTACTGTTGTTCCACTGGCAGGAGGTGTACCTTTGCGGTCTACAAAGAAGTTCTGTAATACACCACTACCAACTATTACGCTATTGGCAGGAGGCGATGATGTTTGAGCAGATGAGGCATAGTAAGTGGTCAATGGGAAATACCTAGTTACAGCAGTTGCGCCAGTTGGTTGACCTGAGATTATGGGATATGTTTGAGCCATTATGGTAGACGGAACGCCATTGTTAAGATTAATCCAGCAGTACCAGTTCCAGCTACATCAACATCTATTCTAATTAAATCTCCAGTAGCAACATCATCGTTGGCTGTATCTATAACGGCAGGAGTTGTGGCATCTTTTGAGTCATACTCTGTAGCATCAATAGTTACCTTGGTACTAAGCATATCTACAAAAGAGTGAGCAGATGTAGCGCTAGATTGACGACCTCTAGCAAGTTGTACTGTCGGGAGTCCTGAGCTTGAAGTTGTGATTACTGCGATGCTTACACTGACTAGGTTCATTCCGTTAAGATCAGAGTTGATTCTAAGGTAAGCTTTGCCATCTCCTGTTGTTACGGCAGTCCCAGCTTCTATTACATAGATGCTAGCCACCTTTGTACCAGCATATGAGCCAGCTAAACCATCTGGAGAAACATATTTAGCTGTTGATGTTCCCGTGTTAGTCTCGGCTGCGGTTGCATCATCATAGGCAGATGAATCTAATTTAGCATTGATCTGTGTTTGCACTGCACTTGTTACACCCTTTAGGTATGCGAGTTCGGTTAAGCTAGGATAAGTGCTTGTAGATAGGCTTGTGAGGGCTTTAGAGCCATTGAATGAGGCAATTGTATCTACTGTAGCATCGGATAGGGCTGCGCTCTTTAGACTAGCGTTCTTGTTGTTATCAAGCGCTTGGCTTCCTTGCATATTCAAGTATAGGAAGTCCACTGATCCGCCTACTTCTAGGTTGACTCCTGCACCTGTACCGCCAGCGACCTTTAGTGAGCTTGTAGTCTTATCAAATATGAAGTTAGCATCTCCGCCAAAGTTACCACCATCATTGAACTGCACCTCAGTATCAGAACCTCCAGGGCTACCTCCACCGCCACCGCTTTGGTTATCTATGTATGTCTTTAGTGCAAGCCCAGTGTATAAGTCGTCATTAGTTGCAGTCGCCATTGAAGCATCGTCTTTAATAGCATTAACAGTTGCACCTGAACCACCTAGCCTAAATCCGTTGATGTCTGCCCTTACTAACTCATCCACACCATTAGGAGACATTGAGAATCTAGCAAGGTCAGAGGAGTTCTTAGTCAAGGCAAAGTACACATTAAATGTGTCAATATCTAGCATCGCTATAGATGTAGCAATTCCACCAACACTAAATATACCGAACGACTCCTGACCGCCTACCGAAGTAGTGTCTAGGAATCCTACTTTTGCAACCCAGCTTGGGGGGGATACATCAACGCCATCAAGTACAGTACCACCGCCAAGGTCTACCTCAAAGGGCGCAAGGGATAGGTAAGCATCCGTTAAATCTCCGTTCTCATCTACACTCAAGGCTCTAAGCGGTGTTGCACCTAGAACCTCTGTGCCAATCTCCATACTACCACCGCCACCTGTTTGATCTACCCATTCAGTGTCATAATCAGCATTAGAATCCTTAGCTAGGACTTGACCAGTAGTTCCGCCTGTAGGTACCCCGACTCCATCAGCTCCTGCTGGTCCAGTAGCTACAAGTTCAATCTCAATCGGAGTATCCTCTACAATAGATAGCTCTACTGGAGTTTCTTCAGTTATTTCTATTGTTATGTCGGAGTCTGATGCCATACATTTAGTCTGTTATTGCCTCCGTTATTTCTAAGGTGAAAGTTTGAGAGTTCTGAGGGTTGCCTGATCCATCAACTGTTTTAATATCACAATAATATACGTTAGCTGGTAGGTTAGTGTTTGATGATGTTAATGCGATTCTAAAAGTTCCACCTATTCCACTAACTATAGTTGCAGTCTTAATAGGGAAAACAACCTCGGTGTTAGAGTTGCCTTGTTTCTTTTTGCAAGCCATTGTAATAGTCCAGCCTGTAATGTTCTCAGCTACTCCATCTCTGGTAACTGTTCCGTTTAGATTCCTAGCGTTTGCTCGTTTTACTTTTATAGCCATATGTTAGTCCCTCACTGGTATTATTGTGCATCGGCATTGAGCATGAATAGGTGGTGTTTCTATTGTTTCATAGTCAGCTACAAATGTCTTAGCATTGCCGTCTGCATCAGTGTATTCAAGTGTTGCTCCTTGATCTATAAAGCTACTGTCTAATCCGACCGTCTTTCCGTCCATCTCATCACATAAAGGGCAAGCCCCAGGGTTGGTATACCATTTCTGTGCAGTAACATATCCTGTTTGTTTGTAAGCCTCATTAGTAGCATAGTTAGAAGCTTTAAGAGTTTCGGTTCTAGCTATTCTCTCAGCTCTATATCCTTTGGTATCCTTATAAACTGATTCAATTCGCTTCTTCATCTCAGCAACAGTCTCGCTATTAGCCTTAGCTTCTTCAATAGCCTTATTGATGGCAGTTAATGTCTCATCGTTGAAGTTCCTAGCCATACGTGCAACAGAGTCGTCTACAGCCTTTGTAATGCCAGCAGTTGTTTGGAAGTCCTTACTATCGTCTCCAGCAAACAAAAGCGCTAGAGCGCCCTGTGTGGCGATTAGGGATAGCATTATTGGGTGTATCTTCTCTATGAACTTAGCATCAGCTTCAGCATCGTCAAAGTGCAACTGTTCGTACTCTTTACCTAGAGCTTCAAGGTTGTTTAATACCTCGGCTTCTTGTTCTTTTAATATAGGGGCAATTGCTTTCTTAAACTTACGCTCATATTGACCTTGGTTCTTTTGGAGCTTTAATCTAAACTGCTCCTTTTTGTCTGTGTTTATATCAGTACTCACTTGCTCTTTGACTATCCTCTTAATAGATATACTCTTGGTTTCTTTAGCAGGTAGAGGTTCTTCGCCAATAGGCACTAAGTTTAGAGGTATATATAATTGATTCCCCCCGTCTATATCCTCCAGCCCATGCCTTTTTCTGATCTCATTAATAGTATAGATTACGTTGACAAATTCTTTCTCTTGTGTTTGGTTAAAGACTTTATCTTCTGGGATTATGTTCTCGTGGCTAACTATTAATTGGTCGTCTGGGAAGTATGTGTCTGCGATCTGCTGTATAACAGAGTCATAAGCATCAAACTCAGGATCAATAACATACTTATTAAATACGAACTCAAGGGCTGTAACTACTTGCTGTCCTAAACCTACACCGCCAGCTTGCCCTAATAACTCTTTAGGCACTCTAAACGCCTGCAATAGTGATTCAACATTCATAGTCTTAAGAGCTTTCATATCCAACTCGTTAAGTCCAACACCTACCTTAGTAAACTTAGCATCTGTATCACGCATGATTGCAACACGACCAGCATTGTCAACACCCTCGTACTTCTGTCTCCACATCTGCGTAAACTTTTGGAACACTGTCTTATTAACCATCCCCATAACAGATAGAACACCAGATATGCCAGCATTGTTCTTAAAGAAGTTACGAGTAAACCTAGTTGCAAAGTCACTTGTGGCTATCTCATCAGAGTGAGCAGATATAACACTAAGCCCATGATAAGGGTCTTGAGGGTTTGGTCGCTTAAACTGCCATACCTCATCTAGTTTTAGTGGGATATTAGCGCCTCGGTTCTTTCTAATAAAGTAACTGAGTACTTCCCCAGTATTTTTGTCTATCTTTATACCTACTGTAGTAGGGTCTAATAAAACTATATTCTTGATCTTATCCGACTGTGCGCCTTTCTCTAATAACCAAAAAGCCTCACCGCATAAATCTCGGTAGACTCTAGTCATGTAAAATAGCTCAATTCCTGATATACCACCTAACCTCTTAGGCTGTGGCCTACGCATTAAATCAATTAATGGGTGGTCATCTACCCTTTCTTTTGTGCCATCCTTGCCTACTTTGTGAAGTTCAATTTGGTACTGTTGTGAGCGCTCTCCAAGTAAGTTAACGCAGTCATAGACTGTGCCTACCATTGCAGATAGATTATGTTTAGAACGACTACTCTGCATGCCACCAAAGAGTTCTGTTATATTAAACTCTTCTTCTGGCCTGCCGTATCCGTATAATTGTTTCTCTACTGTATCATCATTTGATACTGCTAATCTTGCTAAGTTGCGTATGTTTTTAAAGCTTGCCATTTTTTAATCCTATACTGATATTGTACACTATTAATCAAAGTCAATGTCATCGTCATCAACCACCCTGCTTATGTCTACAAATGTGAGGGCAAAAGCGTCTGCCGTATCTGGTGATTCAACCTTAGTACCCTCTTCTGATTTGCGTTTGATCATATCTTCTTTAGGCTCTATCTGAATCTTCATACTGGTATTTTGCTTGTAAGCAACCCACCCAACTTCTAAAAAGTTAGGATCACGCTTAATCTTTCCACCCTCATTAACGATCCATTGCCTCATACGCCAGAACAATACAGCTTTGATGTTAGCGAACCCATTGTCTATCTTAATCCCCATCTCTTTACGCTCTCCGAATAGAACCTTTTGTATAAGGTAGCCTCGTTTCTCTAAAATGTAAGCCAGCCCATGTCCTACACCTCCTGCGTCTATGCCGATATGGTAATCTTTGATTCCATACTTCTTAATAATGTACTCGGCTATGTCTGCTTGTACTTCGGGATCTTCGTCAGATGTTTCTTTTTCTCTAATAGCATAGCCTGACTTAGGGAATCTAACCACATATACAGTCTTGTTTGAGCCAGTACCAGCAACGTCAATACCAAGCATAGCCTCGTCATCTACTTCTATTTCATCGGTTAAAGCTTCCTCAAGTGCTGTCTGGCTAATAAGTGATCTGTAACCATTAGGTAATATCTCAGAAGCATCAGGGAACTTACACTCGTACATCCACTCAAAGCCAGCTTCCTCTTTCATCTCGTTTAAGAAGTCCTCAGTGTATCTACCCTCTTTTAAAGCATCCCAGCAATCAACAAAAATTTTCATGTATCTAGTTCCATGCCAAGTCCTGTGGAAGTGATTACGGAATGATGGGTTTCCAATCTCTAAGATAAAGTTATCTTTGTGTCCTCCTACCATTCTCTTAACAGTAGAATAAAGCTCATCGTTGATCTGAGCAGACTCATCTAAGATCACATTAGGCGCACCATAGCCCATCAATGCTCGTTTAGTGTTCTTTGTGTTTGAAGAGTCGGCAGAGTAGATTCTAATCTCCCCACCATTTCTAAACGTAATACGATCTCTTGATCTATGTTGTTTCAACTTCTCTTTAGTATCGTAGAACTCTAGCTGCTCTGAGAATATAACGTCATCAAATAAATGCTCAATAATATAGTCCATGATGATACGAGCCTTGTCTGCGCTAGGAGCTACAATAGCCCACTTCTCGTTCTTACTAACTATCCTTAAGATTATCCCTAGAGCTACAGCAAAGGACTTACCATACTGAGTAGGGAGTATTAGTTGAGTTCGGGGGTATCTTCTCTTAGCAATAGTGTCAATGATTCTGATCTGGGTAGGAGTAAAAGTATAAGACTCTCCTTTCTCATCATTAAAGACTCGTAATAGGTTCTGCCATTTCTTAGTTGTATTCTCGTTCAGCGGTTTCAGAGTCGCTAGGGTCGTCTGTTTCATCTAGGAAGTCTCCTATCTTTTGTCTTGTTGACTTTAACGTAGTATCCATACTCATGTCCACTGTCTGTAAGGCCTTGCCCTCTGTTCTATCAGTTACTTCTTTTAACCACATCAATTCTTTACGGGATTTAAGCTGTGCATTGTAGGCTTTCTCTTGTGCCATTGTTCTAGTATCTTCTGGGTGATCGTTCAGCCAGTTCTTAAAGTCTTTAACTGTCATCCTGTCCATTAGATTCAACTGGTAAGAGTAGCTATCCTCTTTCTTCCACCCCCCTGGGTTTATGTTCTGAGGGTTATCAGCAAAGCCACCCTTGCCATTAGGGTTTCTATTCATGTCCTTGGCTTGGTTTGTAGTCATAACCTATATTGTACACCTAGTGTAAAAAGGCACCATATAGTGCCTTGGTGCGTCAGGGTCGGTACTGCCCCGCCTTCTGCTAGATGGAATCCAGCCGTCTTACTTTTAGACTTCTGACGCATACACTTGATTATTATAGCACCAAAGTATAAGCTCGGAGTATGAAAGAAATCTACTACAAAATCCAATACTATAACCCCGTTAGTCTGACCTACGTTGACCTACAAAAAAGCTTTAAGTCTATAGAAGAAGCGGTCAGTAAGGCAGATAGTGAGACGAAATATAGAATTATGCAGATTTCAGGCAAAAAAAGAAATATAGTGCTGGTTAGTTAATAACCTACTGCAATCTTTCGCCTAGATACATAGAAGCCCCCATATCCTTAATGGCTGAATATGGCATGATCGGAACATTAAGTTTATCAATATAAGACCTGTCAATGAAATATATATAACGTATCTGGAACCCAATCAATACTTTTGAACCCGTATACTTGACGTAGTCTGAAAATCTAAACTGCCCGTTAGTTACTTGGTAGTAGCTCTTTCCATCAAGCTCTTTTCTCGGTATGTTCGGGTTACTTTCTAGCGTCATCTTGTGGATAACCTCACCACTAGGTAGCATTGCCGTATTCTTATTTGACCTAATGTCGGTTAGTAAAAATCCACTAGCCCTGTATATCGTTCCATCACCACACTGCGTACCATCTGCAAAACTAACAATCCACTTTATATGTGGTGCTTTTTTCTTTATTATCTTTAACGTAATAGCTATGCACCTACTCTCGCTATTCTTTGGGAGTTTCTCGTCAAACGCCATACGATTTAGCTCCAAGAACTCGTTGAACCCAGTGTCTTTCACCAGACCCTGAATTTTGCGTTTATCCATAGAAGCACCATAAGAAAGAACCCCATGTAGTACACCATTAACGAACGCACCGAAGTGTAGCTGGCTATTATTAACTACCTTACCACTATAGTGGTGCTTCTTCACAAACTCGTTGGCAACCTTTGAGGTTATTGTTCTAACGAGTATATCTTTAGCGCTAATCTTCAATGAATTGTTTTGCGACATAGAATAACCCGTTACCATTGCTATTTTTATTTATTTCTTCACCAGTTATATTTGCCCTGGCTTTCTCTATCGCCATGTCAACAACCTCTTTCTGTGAAAGGTGGAGTGTAAAGGTAATCTGCGTAAACTCGGGTTCTTCTGAGTTAAGGTCAATCTCAGGTTCTTCGTAGATTGGCAAGTCTAAGCCCCACTCGTCAAGCTGTTCTACATCCCACTCATTAGCCAACTGATCCCAGTCCCATTCTCCACCACTAACATTGTCTTTTATTACAAACTCTCTCTGCTTCTCCTCTGACCAATCAACTACTTTAACTGGCACTTCTTTCCAGCCAGCTTCTACCAT